TGATTTTACTAAATACAGCAACTTAAATAAGTATAGCGACCAGGTTGAGGTAAATGATGCAGATGAATCTTTAAGTCCACTTGCAAACCTTTCACTAAAAGATGATAAAGCAAAATTAAAAGAACAGTATCTAAAATTTAACTTAAGAAAAGATTCGCCACAGAGTGCAAATTTTGGAGGTCCTTTAGCTGAACCGTTTATTCTTAGAGGTATACAGAATCCTAATATACTAAGACCTCAAACTTATGGTCCTGGATTAGGTGTAGACATAATAGATAACTTCATAACTTATGGTGTTAGAAAAGTAGTTGATCTATTACGTCTAGGAAAGTATTACTTATCAGCTGAAGGTGTAGCATTCATTTTGAAAAATTTATCATTTGGAAGTATCTTTGCTTCTAAAGGACCACTTAAGTTATACATATCAGGAAAAACAGGAATTGGGGTTAAGCATTCATATGCAACAACTGATTTTCTAGGAATGAAAGTTGCAAAAGCAAGTAGGCTTGGAGGAATAAGAGATGTTGATTTTAGAAGATACTTAGGACCTGCAGGTGGACCTCCTCTTGGACCACCAATTCCATATGAACCTCAATTTACTAGAAACTGGGAATCAGGAGATCAAGAAGGAAAAAGATTAGTTGCAGATAAAGGCTTTGCAAGGCCGTGGTCAGGACTACTTGATGGTGCCGAGGAAGTTGATGGGGATGAAACTCTTTTATCATTTAGAAAAGCACTTTTCATGGATAAAATAAATGGTCTTAAAACACAAAAAGCAAAATCAACAGCTGATGAAGGAAATCAATTAATTGCATTCTATTTAACTGGAATTGGTGATAGTGGTGATTTAGAAAACTATATGTACTTTAGGGCAACAATTACAGGAATTTCTGATAACTACTCACCTAATTGGAATCCAGTTGAATATATAGGAAGGCCTTCCGGAACAGCAGTGTATCAAAACACGCAAAGATCATTATCATTTAGTTTTAAAGTATATGCACAAATGCAAGCTGAAATGGCTGGGATGTGGAATAAAATAAATAAATTAGCTACATATTGTTATCCAAAGTATGTAGGAGTTGATGGCGATAGAATGCAAGGTCCTATGATGTCTTTAACTATAGGTGACTTATATGTAGATTTAAAAGGCTATATGACAAGCTTATCATATTCCTTTCCAGACGATTTATATTGGGATGTAAATCAAGTAAGTGCAACATTAAGCCCAGACAACTCACAATATCAACTACCTAGAGCAATTGATGTAACATTACAATTTGTACCTCTAAATCACCAATTAGAAGACAGAGGAAAACAACTTAATTTATATGGCCCAGCAATAGATACTGATAAGCCATTAATTGCTCAAGGAAGTAGAATAAAATATTATGATGATTAGGAGGTATGTAAATGTCAAGCAGATATTCAAATACAAAAATTAAAAAGGATGATAAAGGTAAACTTCAATATGGCACAACTATTTATCCAACACTTCCTCCACAATCAAGTGATGTATTTGTTATGACCCAACCTGGCGATAGATTAGATCTATTGGCAAATCAATATTATGGTGACCAGGATCTTTGGTGGATAATTGCAAATGCAAATGATGATTGCGGAAAAGGTTCAACAGCTGTACCACCTAATAAACAACTTAGAATACCTATGAATCCTACTGCATATAAACAGGCCTTAAAGCAAGCGCAAGGAGACTAGTTTATGAGAGGGTTATTCTTAGAACCTATTGACAATGTAATACAACAAGAGCTTGTTCGTAGGAGAAAAATATTATCGGCTGCAAACAGAAGTAAATCGGCAACAACAGGTACAAGTTTTGAATGGGAAGAATACTTTGGTAAAACGCCTTGGATAAAAATAGTATCTAATGCAATGATTAAAAAGGCCGATGGAAGTTATGATGATCAAATAAGATTAAATCATATTCTTCAATCAGGTGTTGTTGATCCAAATGCACTAATACCTGGTACATTGGCGCAAACGGCCGACCTATTTAGGCCAGATATGAGAATGACTCCCCTCCCTGCACTAACAAGATTAACTGTTGAAACAAAGGGAAAATTAGGATCAATCAAGGAAGCAAAATTTACATTCACAGTTTATCACGAAGATGACCTAGACCTATATGAACAATTATATATGGTACCTGGGGTAACATTATGTGTTGAATATGGATGGAGTATTTACCAAGGAGTCACTATAGGTCAAGATCCAAGCTTGGTATCAAAGGATGATTATGCAAAAGCAATAATTGATGGAGTATTTAATTCAGACGGACCAGGTAGATATGATGGTTTATTAGGAATAGTTAAAAACTTTAATTATAGTGTACAGCCAGATGGTTCATATGAATGTAGTGTAGAAGCAACTAGTCCTAATTCAATATTAATGGGTCTTACTAATCAGGACAGTGACAGATATCCTAAGTATGAAATGGTAATGGAAAACCAAGATGGTGAACCAGGACAAGTTAGACCTGTAAGACCAACGTCAATGATATATAGAATTTTAAGAAAAGGTGGATTGACGAAGGATGATTTAGATGGTACAGGAATATTAAAATATAATATATATGATACAGCTGCTGCTTCACCTAAAGAAGTTACTGGAAAAACAATACTTGCCAATGCAGGTATAAAGGCTGACGGGGATTCACTACCTCACTGGATGAAAGTAAAAAGAGGTGATGAAAAATATAAGTACTATCATATAGTTGAACGTGAACAAAATAAATATAAAGTAAATGGAACAGACTATGGTGCAGTAACTGGAGAAGAATCCGCCATTATTGGATTTGAAACTTTATTTTCAGGTGAATCAAAATCAACTACATATGTATCATACGGATTTGTAGAAGACATAATAGTAAATAAATTTATGACACCTTTAGCTGTAAATGATAATGGTGACAATAAAGGAATAGCCACATTTGCAAGTATAGTTCCAGAATCAGATGGAAGTGGAGGAATAGCTAGCCTAGAAGGTGTTAAAATTGCAAATCCTAAAGGATTAATATCATGTGATCCAAAAATATGTATACTACCAGGACAACAAAATATATTTACTAATGATAATGACGCAAAAGCACTGGCTGAAGAAGAATTCAATAAAACATATTTGTCTGAAAAACAAAAGAAGGCGTATAAAAAGGCCAAACAAAAGCCACCAAAATTTAAAGATGAAGCACACTATAGGCATATAAATACTCCAGGTGATTTTGCAAGATTCCAAGAAAAAGATGTAAAATCTAGACTTCAACAGGATGGAAAAGGTGAAACTCTAAACGCCTTTGATGCAGGTGATAACAAAGGATATCTTAGAAACATAATGATAAATTTAGATGTTGTAGAGCGTGCACTTCAATCTGTAAGAGACGATGAAAAAGTAAATGCAGTACAGTCATTTTTAATATCAATTTTAAACAATGTAAATAGTGCATGCGGAGGTGTATGGGATTTTGTTGTTAGAACAGTAGATGAAGGAATCTGGCCAAGATGTACAGTAATGGATGCATCTGAATCTGAAGATGTAGAAGTTAGTGATGGACCATCTGAACAATTTCAAGATGTTTTTGATTTAGGAGGCCTTTCAAAGTTTACACTATTACAGTCAATGACAATGCAATCAAAGATACCTAATGGAATGAAGGCTATGGCGTATTTAGGTGCAGTATCTAAATTATCTGACGGAGGTCAGGCAAAAAAGACTTTTGGCCAAAGTGCATATTCAAATAGCGTTGTTGATAGACTAACACAAAGTAGTGATATAGCATCAGACATTGAAGAACAAGAAAAAAGTGTAGAGACAGATCCCCAAGGAAACCCAACCGGAGATGCAGAGTCAGCAAAGACAAGAATGATTTTGTCACACTGGGTTCATACAGGTGGAGATGAAACTGCAATATCTGATACCAAGGAAGCATTAAAAGAATATGTGTTACAGGAAGAGTCAACAGGAAATGGACACTATAAGGCACCAATACTTGCAATGGAGGGAGACTTTACACTTGAAGGTATAAGTGGAATATTTATAGGTGCAGCTGTTACGTCAAAACATGGACTTCCTAAAAGAAACCAAGATAGAGTTGCATTTCAGGTAATGGGTGTTTCACATAACATTGATGGAAAAACATGGACAACACAACTTAGAGGTATGATGAGAATAGTTTCATAATGGCAAAGACATCATCAAAATACGGAGGAAATATAATACCACAATCACCTGGTAGTTTCCTTACACCTGCTTCAAAGCAAGTAAGAATAGGTATTTCTGGAACATATCCTAATAGGAGGTATCCCGATAATAAACCTGTTCCTACAAAATTACCTGCAAACTATAATTTACCTCAAGTTTTAAAACAGAGATGTGGAGCTTGCGGATTTTTCCTTTCAGCAGCGGATCCTAGAGATGGAGGATATTGCCTTAAGTGGCAAGTATTAGTTAGACAAAAGTATTGGTGTAAAAGCTGGAAATCAAAAATTACTGATATAAATCAATCTGGAAACTATAAGCATTTATATACTGCAGGATTTGAATTTGTTGATGAACAAGGACAGCTATATGAAGGATGGTATCACATACATCCGGATAAAGGTGCAATGGAAGGAAAGGTTCATCAACCACAGCCACATAGAAGATTAACTGCATTGACTGTTGATGCAAAAGAATACCTCCTATCTGTCCAAGGAGAATTATTACAACCAGGATCTGTTCCACCTGTTGGACAGTACTTACCTTGGCCAACTTTAAAGGATTTTGAAAAAGGAACAATAAAAAGGGCATTTATTGAAAAAAGAAATGAACCTTTTATATTTGAAGTTAATCCTAAACTTGCAGGAAAAATCCATACTAAAATGGGACTAAATTTATATAAGTTAATAAAAATAGATTGGTACATATCAGGTCCAACTGAATTTTTAGAAAAAAAGAATTCTGAAGTTTTAGCTGAAGCTGAAGAAAATACTTTACTTTTAAAGGGAATGCTACAAAATCTAACACAACTATCCGATTTAAGGGAAACTGCCGCAAGACCAACAGAGGTTTCAAACTTGTATCATCCATCACCTATATCTAAGGGTGCACTTAATGCAGCTGGAAGTCCAGTTAATGAAAATGCAACATTCAATCTTGATATGAAAACAGGTCCTGCATTTACAAAAACATATCAGCCTGCTAAACAACCTATTAATGAACCACCTCCTTCAAAGATAGTAAATATTCCAACAGCACCTTTTACTAGAGGAACATCAGGTAAATCTGGAAAAACAGGAACCCTGGTAGATGTAGCTGGTGTAACTGTATCTGCTAAAAAATCAGGACTATTACCAAAAGGTGAACCTATTACAAAAGTATCAGTTGCTAAGAATAGACCTGTAAAAATGGTTAAGTTTTCAAAAGGTAAAGGCGGATCATCATATTAGCGTCACCGCTGTTGTGCTTCCCTTGTTTTTATCATTAAAATATTTTTTTATTTCAATTATTTTTGTTATATTATAGACAATAAGTTATGTTTATAGAAAAAGAAAAATTACCAATTTTATTAGATATAGTTAATAAAGAACCTATAGTTGCATTACCAATAATGTCTGACTATAGCAAGCACTATATGAATAGTGATATTAGTTGTCTATACATATTTACAGTAAAATCAAACAAGGAATTTATTATTTCATATAATCATTATGATATAGAAAGTAACATAACATATTCTAAAGACCTACTAAAAAACTGCCCACAAATACATGTTTGGGATAGTAAAATATTTAGAAACTTATATATAAATGACAATGTAATTGATCATGGATTGATTAATTATTTGGATATTAACTCTCAGCTAGATGCACAAAATTATGAAACACATACTCATAAATTTTATCAAAATGAATATTGGAAATATGGTAATATAAATAACATAATACCAATAATGAAACATCTAGAAACATGTAGGCACATGACTAAATTGATCACAAATAAAATATCAATAGATTTACCAGAATCGTTTACACCATATAATGATGATGTTATTAGGGTATACTCTCAAATTGAAAAATCAGGTTTATGTATTAATACTGATGAATTTTTAGAATCATTTGGTAAATATTCAAAAAAACATATAAAAGACAATATTGTATTTACTCAATACAATATGTATACAACAACAGGCCGGCCAAGTAATAGTCATGGTGGGGTAAATTATGCTGCACTTAATAAAGATGATGGTTCACGTAAATGTTTTATTAGTAGGCATAAAAATGGACGTTTAGTTGAATTTGATTTTGATTCATATCACTTAAGATTGATAGCAACAATAATAAATGAAAAATTACCTGATTCTTCAATTCATAAATACTTTGGAAAAATGTATTTCAATAAAGAAAATCTATCGGCAGCTGAATATGTAAAGTCTAAGGAAATATCATTTAAAATATTGTATGGTGGTGTACCTGATGAATATAAACATATACCATTCTTTTCAAAAATAGATAGATTTATTAATGATTTATATAATGATATGCTAACATTTGGTTATATAAAAACGGCATTACTAAATAGAAAAATGATTGGTAAAAATTACGAATCATTAACCAGAACTAAACTATTTAATTATTACATACAGGCAATGGAAACTGAAAGTAATGTAATAATGTTCGATAAAATACTAAACCTATTAAATGGTAAAAACACCAACCTAGTTTTAACCACATATGATTCTTTACTTTTTGATTTTGATATTAATGAAGGAAAAAAATTACTAAATGATATAGAGTTATGTTTTGACTATCCTGTTAAAATGTCAGTTGGCAAAAATTATGATTCAATGAAAATAGTGAATAAATAAAGTCCGGCTTTATATTTATTATTTGTAAAGGATAATAATATGAAGAAAATTGACAGACTAATACGTGAGTGGTTCTACTTACATCCTGCAGGATATGCAAATAAGCCATATTCACAAAATGACTTAAAAATACTTGAGTCAGCAATGGTTGCTCTTGACTTCAATTATAATGAAATAGAATCAGTACTAAAAAAATTATTTGAAAAAATTGATCCAGATAAAACTATAAAATATAAAGATAGTGATGGTCAATCTAAAGAAATGCCTTTTAGCTCAGCTGTGAAATTAAAAAAGGATCATCCTGCAAGAATAGAAGCTGAAAAGCTCAAATCAAAAGATACACCAGGACAAGACTCAGGTCAAGAACCCGTAAAAGGTGCTAGTTTATTCAAAACGGTAGAACCTGGTTCATCAGCAGCAAAAGATATTGATAAGAAGAAAAAGTCACAACCTCCATCTCCTGAACAATTAAGTAAAAATTTAAAACAAACACTTAGTCCTGAGGTAAGAATTACTAACCCTGAGGTACAGGCTGAAATGAAAGCTGATGATAGCGAAGAACAACAAAGGTTAAACGAACTTTCTAAATTAAAGAATCAAATTAAAATGGAAGGTGACTTTAAACAAAAATCATCAACATTAGTTGCAATAGGTCATCTATATGGAAAGAGAAGCAATTCAGGATTTGGAAAAAATTTAATTGGAGAAGTTGATAGGGATCAATTAAATTTAAATAAGGATAATCTTATTGAAGGATATGATGACGCAAAACCAGAGCTTGTTGAAAAATATGTTAGAGGTGTTAGAAAACATAAAGTAACAGAAGATTTTGTAAACAAGTCATATGACTCTTTGCCATCATCGTTAAAATCTGCACTTAATGGAAAAGGAAAAGTTGGTGATAGGGAAATAGGTCCTGTTGGTGGCCACTTTCTAGGATATAGAAAAAATGATGGATCCACAACTACTGATTTTAGTGATTCAGATATTGCTAAAGATAGTGATGGAAATCCAGTAATCATAAGAGGAAATGTTGGTAACACCTCAAGAGGTAAACTTGTTTGGAGAATATATCTAGAACAAGGAGGAATAGATGCATATACAGGACTTCCTCTAAATTTAGAATCAATGGACCTTGAACATGTTGTAGGCTTTAAAAACTCAGATAAAGGTGAACCAACAACTAAAGATTATGGTGATAGGGAACATGAGGCAAATCATGTACTAACATCGTCAAAGGCGAATCAAAATAAATCAGACATGTCAATGAAAGAGTTTTTTGAAAAGCAAGTGGATCCTTTAGCCGATAAAACTCCTGAAGAATTTGGAAAGCTTGAAAAAGGAATAGAAAAAGCAAATCAAATAACACCAAGAACTGAACAAACTGCATTAAGATTAATGGATGACCCTGAGTTTAAATTAAAAGGTGGTGGAACAACAAAAGATCCAAATGATCCAAACATACAAACTACAGACCTTGGAACCCCAAGAGTAGAAGATGCAAACTTGTCTAAAAATATTACGCCAAATAGTTTACAACAGGAATTTGACTATGAAGAAGAAGAGTATAATACATTAAGGGCCAGTTTACTAAAGGATATCACAGATCCTGCAGATGTTAAAAAAATAAAAAGACTAAATACTAAAATAGGTAAAAGAACTATAAATGCACTTGGATTACCAGCTGGTATACCTGATCCTAGTGGTAGAAGAACAAATGCAATATCAGGTTCTGATAACTTTTATAGGGGATTTTTATTATCTATGGCTGAAGCTAAACCTGAAGATCGTGGTAAATTTAAAGAATGTTGGAGACTTGCAACTAAAATTGCAAGTTCACAAGAGGTAAGATCACAAGGTAGGACATCACAATCACAAAAATTTTTAAAACATTTAAGGGATAATAAATGTATTAGTGAAAGTGTACTAAATGATAAAAGGTACTCAAAATTGTTTAGATATAAAAATGAAAAAGGTGAAATTATATAATGAATACTCAACTATTATGTACATTTACAGCTCAAAATAATTTACAACAAACTGTTGATGTAATAGTTGATACTTATGATGTTTTATATAATAAAATATTTATTCTATGTAATGTTGAAGATAATCGTGAATTGATGTGTACATATAATATTCAAAAAACACAAAATTTTGAAATATTAAATAATACCATAAGTTTACACAGAAAAAAACAAACAAATACACTATATACTATTAATGCATTAAATAGATTAATTGAATCCTTAAATAACGGTGTATTAGATACTTCATATAAAATAATATGGGAAAATTATAGAAACTGCTTATTAACAACTAATGAATTAGGTCTTAAACAAATAAATACAAATATTCACGAAATAGTGCGCATAAAGATTAAAGATTGATATTTATATCGGATTGGAAAATAAAACATAAATAATTTTTTTATATGACAAATTTTTGTTATATTATATAAAAAATAAAAAAATACAAAATAGCAAATGAAAGACTTATTATTAGCCTTAGCCTTTTATACTATAGGGCATACATTAATCTGGTTTCAAACCAACGGACAATTTCTTTGGAAATGGTTTGAAAAAAATCCATTTTTACTTTCAATAACTTTAGGAACAATTATATCATATACATTTATACTTGGTACAAAACACATAGTACTGTATTCAGGTGGATTGTTATGGCCTGGACGACTATTAGGATTTGGAATTGGAATAACCGCATTTACAATATTAACATTAATATATTTTGGTGAAGGACTTTCATCAAAAACTATAACATCACTAATATTGGCAATAGGTTTGGTTTGTATACAGATTTTTTGGAAATAATTTTTTTATATGCGAAAATTTTGTTATATTGAGTATTAATAAATAATAAAGGAGAAAAACATGGATAGTGTTGAAAAAATTCAAGAAGTATTGGATAACATACAACCTGATGTTACCAAGTTTAGCGGAGGTAATAAATCTGCTGGAACAAGAATTAGAAAAGCAATGCAGGAAATTAAAAAATTGGCTCAAGACGTAAGAGTTGAGGTCCAAGATAAAAAAAATAGTAAATAATAATTAAAAGGAGTAAATAATGGCATTAGATTTAGAAGCTATAAGACAAAAGTTAAATAACTTACAAAGTCAAACTGGAAAACAGGATAACTTATGGAAACCTGAACCAGGAAAAAATCAAATTAGAATTGTACCATATCAGTATAATAAAGATAACCCGTTTATTGAATTATACTTTCATTATGATTTAGGTAAGAAAAACTACTTATCACCTATTACATTTGGTGAAGCTGACCCAGCAGTTGAATTTGCTGAAAAGTTAAAAGCAACTGGAAATCAAGATGATTGGAAAATGGCAAGAAAACTAGAACCAAAAATGAGATGTTATGTACCTGTATTAATTAGAGGTAAAGAATCAGAAGGTGTTAAATTTTGGGGATTTGGTAAAACTGTATATCAAGAACTGTTAAGTTTCATAGCAGACCCAGATTATGGTGACATTACTGATTTAAGATCAGGTAGAGATGTTGTAGTTGAGTATCTTACACCAGAAGAAGCAGGTAATAGTTTTGGTAAAACAACAATTAGAGTTAAGCCAAATCAAACAGCTGCAACAGAAGATAAAAATGTTGCTGAAAAAGTTGTAAGTGGTCAAAAAGATATAAACGAAATCTTTAGAAAAGTTTCATACGATGATTTAAAAGCTGCATTGGAAACTTGGTTAGATCCAGAAAGTGAATCAGGAGAAAGTCCTTCACCAACTGGAAATGGCCAAACTACACAAGCAGATACAACAGTTAAAAAGACTGATGATATATCGGCAGCATTTGATAATTTGTTTGATAACTAGGAGGATATAGATGGCAAAGAAAGTAACAACAAATAGAGATTCTTTAGCAGACATACTTGCTGACAGTTTAAATAAAAAGTTTAAAGACTATAAGGTTGCTTATTTTCTTGACGGTACTGAAGAAACTCCAACCGACCTAACAGAATGGATAAGCACAGGGTCATCAATGTTAGACATTGCAATTTCAAACAGAAAAAATGGTGGAATACCAGTTGGTAGAATTACCGAAATAACTGGTTTGGAAGGAAGTGGTAAAAGTCTTATGGCTGCACATATTCTTGCAAATACACAAAAGCAAGGTGGTATGGCCGTATACATTGATACTGAAAATGCTATGAACGAAGAATTTGCTCGAGCAGTAGGTATAGACATTAAAAATATGTTATACATACAATTGGAAACAATAGAGGAAATATTCGAGGTTATGGAAAACATAGTAACAAAAGTTAGGGAAGGTGATAGTGATAGGTTAGTTACAATAGTAGTTGATTCATTGGCTGGAGCTACAACTAAAGTTGAAAGCGAAGCTGACTATAGTAAAGACGGATGGGCTACTAGTAAGGCTATCATTTTGTCAAAAGCAATGAGAAAAATTACTCAAATGATTGGAAGACAGAGAATATGTGCTGTATTTACAAATCAGCTTAGACAAAAAATGGGAGTAATGTTTGGTGATCCTTGGACTACTTCTGGAGGAAAGGCAGTTGCTTTTCACTCTAGTTGTAGATTAAGGTTAAAGCCAATGGGTCAGATAAAGGCCAAGGTAGATGGCCAAGACCAGGTAATAGGAATAAAAACAGTTGCACAAGTTGTAAAAAATAGAATGGGACCACCATTAAGAAAATCACAATTTGAAATATACTTTGAAAGTGGAATTGATGATTTAGGTGGATGGTTACAGGTTATGAAAGACTACAAACTTGTAAAACAAGGAGGAAGTTGGTATACATATACTGATAAATCTGGTAAAGACCATAAATTTATGTCAAAGGATTGGAATGATTTACTAACAAACAATCCAGACCTAAAGCAAGAAATTTATGATTTAATAACTGAAACTGTTATTATGAACTATAAGGTTGATAATTTTGGAATTGATGATATTGAAATTAGCAATGAACCGGTACCTGAAAATTAATATATCCTTATATGATGGGAAGCAAGTCTTCCCTGAGTCTTACGATAACGGCCACCTTCACGTGGTGTAAGACGTTACGGTCAAAAGTCCTCACGAGTATAATGACTATTTTGATCAACTAAGAGCCGTAAATTTTAGTAGTATTAGAGGTAACATTGATTGGTCCAGTGACCCCAATTAAATGTAAATAATATGACAGAACAAATAGTTTTGATGTAAAGCTGATACCAAGTGTCTTTTAACCGTCACTGTTGAAAGAAATAGAAAATACATCTAAATATTAGCTTCTAATACTACATTTTTTCTCTTAAAAATTTTTTTATCCCAATTGTTTTGGTTATATTTAATTAAATAAATAGATTAGAAGATTATGAACAAAAAGTATTTTTCAATTTTAGAAACACTAAAAGAAAATAAAAACACAGAATCAGGACCAAATGATAGGATATTACTTATTGATGGACTAAATACTTTCATTAGAAGTTTTGCAGCAAATCCAGTTACAAATGACGATGGAATTCATGTAGGAGGAATAACAGGATTTTTAATGTCAATAGGCTATGCAATTAGAAACATAAAACCAACAAGAGTAATTATATGCTGGGATGGAAAAGGTGGTAGCCAAAGGCGTAGAAAATTGTTTCCGGAATATAAAGGAAATAGG